TGGAATGAACGGTCACCAGGAATTTTGATGCGGCGACCACGATACGGAACTTCAATGGTTCCCAAAGACGACGCAGGAATCTGTGCTGCTTTGCACAAGAACGAAATTGCGCGGTTTTCGGAGAAACCAGGAATGGTTCCGTTGACCACGAAAAGATTTGTGCGTACACCACCGCCTGCAAAGGCGTTTACAAACCCCGAAATATTGTTAGTGGGTTCTACTGGCATTAGTATTTCTCCTTATTCTTTCGTTCTTATCCACCAACCTCATTGAAATCCACGCCAGTCTTAGTGGCAATGAAGTTCAACTGGATGAAGTTAATGCTACGGGTGGGCTTGATGAATATGTCTGCCACGAACTCATTGCGGTCAATGACTTCACCAGTGTTGTTGGTTTCGTCACACACCACCTTGAAGTCCGTGATGCCACGGCGTTGCTGAACAGTCTTGAGGAACGGAACCACCAAGTTTTTGAACTGAGCGCGGGTGAATGCGTCGTTCTGTTCAAACAGGAAGAACTTGCTAGCCGTTGCAATTGCTTTCTCAAGAATGATAAATAGGCGACGCACGTTGATACGGTCAAAGGCTGATGGCTTACTCTGTAAGGTTTTATCACCAAACAGAACAGTTCCTTCTCCTGTAAACGAAACAACAGGATTGACTTGACGAGTGTACAGTTCGTCTCTGTGTGCTTCGTTTGTTGGGTTGTACGCCAATTTTACAACATTCTTAACCTGACCGCGATTGAAACCAGCAGGCGAGAACCACGCTTCATCCGTGAATTCTGTACGAGCAACCAAACCAGCAATATCTGCATTTAGTGGCATTGCTCTAATAACGTTATTGTACGTGTCCAGTTGCTGTTTCCAACCACTGTCCAAAACTGCATACGAAGAACTAACGTTCAGAGTAGTGTCTCTGAAAGTTTTTACTGCGGTAAGTGCCTCGTAAGGCAATTTACCAACCACATCGGTTGATTGTGGCGACAAGAACGCCATGCAATCCAAACGCTTTTCACAAACGTTGTTGATTACGAGTTTGGCAAGCGTTGTGCTTGCGTTGCCCAATGGCAGCAACGAAACGTCAACCAGATCAGGGTCTTGGAAATAACTCCAACCGTCATTCCAACGGTCACCATCGGTAGGAACAGCACTAGTTCCACCAGTTAGTGGCATGGAAATAACTCCGTTACCAACAAGACGAGCACTACCGATACTATTCAAGTTAGTCCAGTTTGTATTTGTAGACAGTCCAGCCGTATTTCCTGCGAGGTCTGCTTGAACAGCGTAAATGTAGTTTGAAGTTTCATTAATGACAGTTTTATAGTAGTTGCTGGATCCATCAGATTTGCGTGCATCTTCGGCACGAGAAACCGCTTCAAACTTCTCAATAAGAGAATTTTCAGTGCCTGTCCACGAACCGTCTCTGTCCAACACCAAAATCGAAACTGCGTCACCAGAACCACCAACACTTTGAGCATACGCTGAAGTAGTTTCAATACTGTTGATGAACCGACTGTACACACTGCGGACAGAGAAACTAGCCCCCTCTGTTTGGGCTTTGGTAGCGGGATACAGTACTCCAAATTTAATTTTGGTGTTAGAAGTAACTCCAGTGAACTCTCGGTTCACCGGTGCAATTGCTGTAAAAGTACTACCATCATCGGATTTTTGGACTGAATCCAAGATAAGCGTGGTTCCGTCCGCAAATATCAGTTCGTCGCCCCGACTGAAATTAAACGTTCCACCGTTTATGTTTGATGTTATAGTACTATCACCAAACGCAATAGCAGTGTTCAAAGTTATTCCAGGAGCGGTGACACCTGTACCCGATACAACAACAACCTTTAGTGAGTTACCAAGAGCACCAGGGTATTTTGCTGCAAACACCACACCACCAGCAGCAGCAGTTCCAACCGCTGCAACAGGTGCGTTAAATTCGTCTTCGTTGTTGATTCGGAATGAGGAAAAACAAACACCCGCAATAGTGCTTGTGGAGTTTGCCGCAGTTGTACCAACAACACGAACAACCTGCATACGGTTTCCGTACTGTAGGAAGTTTGCAGGAGTAAAGAAGTCCACGTAGTTGTCTGTTTGTGGTTTAGTAAAAATTTCAAGCAGTTCTTTTTCGCTGCTTACCGTCACAATTTGCTTGCACGGACCCCAGTGGAAATACCCCGCGAAACCACCTGGAGTGGTTGCTACTGCGGGAACAACAGTGGTGAGGTCGATTTCTTTGATGCTTACGCCGGGGCTTACTCTAAATCCCATTGGTGTGTCTCCTTGGTGAAGAACTCAAGTGCTTGTTCTTTGCTTCGATTATGTATTATTTGGTAACCGTTCACCAAAGTGCATTAGAAATTCCACCCCATATCTATGTCTTCTCCTGCCTTCCCTACACGCCATGTTGTGCCGCTAGAGTCTGTGATTTGGGTGGGATTTTCCCCTCCTCCGTCGTCAACAAACCCAAATGGAGTCATTTCCTCTTCCAGCACCTTCATCTGCTCCTCATACAGGTCTTTGCGGATGTCGCTGCCTGTGATAGTTTTGAAATATGCCTGTGTGGTCAGCCACCCAAACAGCACAAGGGTCATTGCCAAGTCGTCGTTGTGATTGTCTTCGGCTTCAAAGGAGTCACCCTTGGCAACAAAGGTGCACAACTCGTCCACCGTGTTAAAGTCTTCCACAATAAGTTTGGTGTCTTCCACTAGGCTTTTCAGAATAGAGCAGCCGATACGCTTCACTGCGGTAGAGGTCTTCACCCCCTTTACCGAACCACCTCGGGTTCCGAAGCCGCCGTTCACCACTTGTCCCTTGCGACCCATTTGGGACACGTAGATCACGTTGTCGTACTCTAGTTCGTCGTGCAGAATGTCTGCCACCTGACCGCCGATATCGTTCACCTCCACCAAACAGTACGCGTTATTGTACTGCCGCAGCACAGGGTAGATGGCATTGGGGTACAACATGGGCGGGATTTCGTTGTTTCGGAAAGTAGCCACAACTTTGTACGGGAATGCCGACACATCAACCACAGAGAACGCGTGGTAGTCCAGTCCCTGTCCCCGCGCTGTGTCCACCACTGCAACGTAGTTGTGTCCTGCCACAGGCTTTTCGTATATTCGCAGCCCCTCGTTGTTCCAAAACACAGGGGTTCGGTACACCATACATTTTAGTTTTTCGGGGTGGATCAGTGTGTTCATCGACCCCAAGAACTCGCAGTTGTGAGAAACCAAATCGTTTGTATAATACAGATTTCCATTTTCTACATTAAGCAGATCGAATAGTTCAATTTCCTCATCAACAAAGTCTATGTGCAAGATATCTTTTCTTTTTCCATCAATGATATCTGTAGACCGCAGTTCGTGTGCAAGTTTCTCCCGACCATCAATAATGAATGGATGCTTAGGAGAAACCTTGAGTTCCGATTCGTCCGTGAATTGAATGTGGATATACCCTTTTCTTGTGAATTTCTGCACATGGGAAAAGAGTTGGTTTCCTGACGGAGTTGAAACTCTTAGTTGCTTATGGTTTGCTACAACCGTCATGGGTTAGATTCTCGTTTATGAAGGATAGGCACTTTTTGATTGTCTCCTCTGTGTTTTTGGTGAATTCGTAGTAATCAACACGGAGGATTTTGTAATTTCTAGTTTTTAGATAATCATCTCTGACTAAATCTTTTTCTTTGTTATGCCATGTAGAACCATCGAATTCTATGTTTAGATGCTTGAGTTTAAAATCCAAGTAATAATTTTTCTTATTTCGTAGTGGGTGTTGGAAAGTATCATTTTGAAGAATGCAAACTCTATATTCTCTTCCCTTCGTAGCATAACGCGCCTCGTTCCTCAACTCCTCCGTCAACTGCTCACATATGGCATCGAATAATTTTTGTGAAGATGCAGATACTTTTTTTGGTAAATCGTTTACCAAGTAACAAACTTGTTTGTCACTATTCCCATACCCTTTTTTGAGGGTATAAAACTTTAGCGGGATATTTTCCACGACACATAATCTCACCTCATCTGATTTGAAGTTATGAAGAATACGATATAACCGTTCTGTAACCTTATCACTTTGCAAGATATGATTCTTTGTCCAATGCCAAATACTTTTCTCCAGGCTTGGGTCGTGATGTATCACTTCTGAAATACTTTGAGAATAGTGTTTTTGTAGCAAACCGCATCTTCTTTTGGTTTCTACGCGAGTTAGTAGTTTTGCGATTGGTGGTTGATAAGCCCTAGACCAAAAATATGCAGTCAAATCCTTCTTTGAACACCCAATCTCCAACGCATCAAGAAATGACCCTGATCGCAATAGTTTTTCAATATCTGCGCTTTTATCTTTGAAGTATTTGGTTTTTGCTATTCCGTGTTCGCTCAACCAACGATTTACTGTTTTCCTAGACACACCAAAGTGTTTGGAAAGGGCATTTGCACTTTTATGCGCTGTAAAGGCATCAACTAGGATGCTCTTGGTTGGGGTCTGATGAATGCAAGTCAATGTATAGTTCTCCAAGAGTTGTCTCTCTATTATCTATAATAATTTTGGTTTCGGATGATAAACTTTCAAACTCTGTACGGAACTGTTCCTCTGATGTGTTGGAAATGGTTTGCTTTTTCCACGCGTCATCACGACCAGGCACATCGCTCCAATGAACTTCTATCGGAACGTACTCGTTCTTGCCTTCTTCTCCCCACTTCTTGTTCGCGTTCACCCAAAAGCGGTAAAACATATTCAAGCCCTTGGGCGTTGAGATAATGGTCACCTTTGTGCTCTTACCACTGGTAATGGTGGGGTATACGGACGAGAAGAACTCTTCGGCTACGTTCTGTGGCACATACGCAAACTCGTCTAAAAAGATGTAGTTAAACGATCCACCACGAACAGCAGACGATGATGTGGCTGAAGCGAGGATTTTGGAGCCGTTCTCCAGTACAATAGACCCCTTGTTCCACTCCACCACGCCCTGCTGCAACCACATGGGTAGGTACTCGTAGGCTAGTTTCAAACGACCCAATAGTTCACGTGCCGTGGTTAGTTTGTTTGCAAGAATAGCCACACTCATGCTTTGGTTGAACAGCACGTAGTGGAGCAAGTACGAAATGATTGTTGTGGATTTGCCTGTCTGACGGGGGAGTTTACCGATCACGAAACGGTTTTCGTGAATGGTGTGGATCATGTCCTCCTGAAAATCATACGGCTCAAACGGAACCAAACCCTTGTCAAGAGACACAATCTTCACGTAGTTCTTGATAAAATACAGCGGATCCTGCGAACACTTCACGTACTCTTCAATCTGCTCTGGAGAGAAGTTTACGTTTACTCCTGCTGCCTTTAGGTTACTGTTGCCGAGATACTTGTTACTTTTACTGCTCATTCTTGTCTTCCACTATGGCTTCAAGCACATCAGGACGATTATCAAATGCCTTCGTGGTGGATCGTGCAGCGTTAATGATGTCTTGCAAGTCCTTTGTGGATCCCACATAGATGGACTGCGTGGTGTTGCTCACATTGTTGACAGTGTTTTCTGTCTTGCGGATGGCTTTCACCTTTGCGTGCATTTCCAATAAGTCTTTGTTTGTGTCTGATAGAGTCTTAATGAGTTGGGCTACCACCTCATACGCACGGGGGGAGTCGCCCTCTTGTGCCACACTAATAATTCCGTCCAGTGCAACCTTGCCCGACTCCACAAGTTCTTTTAGATTCTTGCGAACAGAATCGTAGTCTAGCCGCAAGTCTGCGTCCACACGCTCTTGAGACAGCACAATTCCTTCGGTGGGAACTGCAACCGGAGTATTCGTGGTTTGCGGGAGATCCGTAGGCGGAACGCCCAATGCTTTATCAATACCTTCAAACATACTAATCCTCCTATCAAATATTCCAATCAACCGTCACGCCACCGCCACCCATACCTGACTCGTAAGTAGAGCCGCCTTGAGTAAGATTCTCGTACACCTTATAGTACGGCTGATAGGTAGTAATCCCTGCGCTTGGTCCAGATACACCAGTAATAGTCTTGCCGTAAGTGGAGTAGTCTGTGGTGTTGCCTGCGGTGTAGGTGAGTCCGCCCACTCCGGTTCCGTCCCAAACGTCCTTGTTCCACAAGTGAGACTCCAAAATTCGGATTTCTTTGTACACCTTTTTTGGACCAAACAAGTAAGTCTTCATGTTGAAGTTCAGGGTAAACACAATGCTACGACGGCTTTGGAAGTCCCCTTCATAGTCTTCTTGTGATGAAAACCCATTAAGAGTAATGGGAATATCAAACTTCTTGTGTAGATCGTCAAAGTTTACAGTGACTACAAATTCGGGGGTGAAGTGGGGCAGAATCTGCTCCACAATCTGCAAACCGTCTTCCATGTTACGCACATACACATACAGACTAAAGTCAATGTTGTACGGCACTTCTGCGTAACTGTACTGTACATTCGTGGATCCAGTTGACCCAACTGGAGGACGATACAGCACTTTGGACACGCTGTTGCGCTTACGGAGCGCGTCGTAAGCGTACCCCGTGATCTCAAACGCCATGCGGGGCAGCACTATTTGGTTGGGGTTTTGCAGGTTTGGATCGCCTGCCAAC